TACGAGAGAACCTGGAAACCAACAGATGTGATAGGCAGTCACCATCACCTGCCTGGTTTGAATAAACGATGTAGTGCTATGGAAGCCTTGTTAGATAAAATAAGAAATACGAATGAAACTTTTTTATTTACTTATCGAGGTACGCCGTCAGATTCATGGGTCAAAAAATTTTTTAAGCAACACGGTATAGAGTTCGCACATGTAGGGAACACGGCTCACGTACCAAAAAAAGAAATAAGATGTCATAAGTTATGGCCAAAATTTGTTAAGGGGGCTCTTCTACCTTTGAAACAAATAAAAGATTTTTGGCAATATATGGGTAGCAAAGTAATAGTGCACGGTAAAGGTGAAGAAACTTTTGAAGAGTGGGTAGATAAAGAATACAATATAGATTACTTAATAACAAATAAATATTTAAAACAAAATGCAAAAAACGAATTAGACTTTGCATTAATAAGAAAGAAAACAGATCCTGATAGATTAATCTACATTAGAAAAATTCTAAACAACGGTTATGATGACGGAGAGGTGAGAGTAAAATACGCAAACATACATACCGTAAAAGGTCTGACGTTTGACAATGTTGTTGTAGATCTGACAACAACAAGACAGGAAGATTATTTTACACAACTCAGATTAAAATATGTTGCATACAGCAGAGGTAGATTTGATTGTTGGACTGTGGCATCACAAGGTAAATATACGTTAGGAGTAAGATGAAAAAGAAAAATGTTTGGGACAAGCAGCACGGTGGGAATCACTATCAAAAGTATGTCATACAGCCGAGCAAGTTTGTGGTTGAGAATAAGTTGTTATATCCTGAGGGTTGTGCTATAAAATATATTATAAGGCATCAGGACAAAAATGGTAAGGAAGATTTATTGAAAGCAATACATTTTATAGAAATGATTATAGAGAGGGATTATAATGTGTAATACACCAGAGGATTTAGATCTTACAGGCATAGATACAGTCGCAATAGATATAGAAACCTATGATCCTAATCTTAAAACAAAAGGATCTGGTGCTGTCCGTAATGATGGTTTTGTATGTGGTATAGCAGTTGCAACAGAAAATGATCTTGCATACTTTCCTCTACGCCATTCTGATACTGATATAGCTTATGATAGAATTGATAAGATATGGAAGGTCTTAAACGAAAAGATTTTTCAAAACGAAAACATTACAAAAGTATTTCACAATGCGATGTATGACGTCTGTTGGATAAGAGCAGTTACAGGTATGATGATGAGAGGTAGGATTGTAGATACCATGATAGCTGCATCTGTTATTGATGAGAATAGATTTAAATACTCACTCGATGCATTATCAAAAGATTATCTTAATGAAGAAAAATACAAATACGATTTACAACAAAAAACTTTAGAATGGTCTGGTGGTACAGTTAAGGACCCAATGACTAACATGCATAAACTTCCTGCATCGATTGTAAAAGAATATGCGAAGCAGGATGTAAACTTAACCTACAAACTATGGAAACTATTTAATAAAAAAATTGACGAAGTATTATACACTAAAGATGATGGAGAACAAAAAACTTGTAGACAAATATTTGAATTAGAAACAAAATTATTTTTATGTTTGGTTGACATGAAATTTAAAGGAGTTAAAATAGATCGGTCAAAAGCTATCCTGTTTGGAAGACATCTCAAAAAACGTAGAGACCAAATAATAAATGCAATAGAAAAAATTACAACCATAAGAGTTGACATCTGGGCTGCAGCATCAATCAAGAAATTATTAGATCACTTACACATAAAAGATTACAAGGTCACTCCTAAATCTAAGATGCCACAATTACCAAAAGATTATCTACGCACACACAATAATAAATGTCTGCGTATGATTGCAAAGGCAAGAGAATATGACAAGGCAGTCAATACTTTCATAGATGGATTACTAGAATATGTATACGAAGGTAGAATACATGCGGATATAAATCAGATAAGATCAGATACAGGTGGCACAGTCACCGGCAGATTCAGCATGTCTAATCCTAATCTACAACAGATACCAGCCAAGGGTTATATCGGTAGTAAAATGAGAGAATTATTTATACCAGAAGAAGGGTGTAAATGGGGTAGCTTTGACTACTCACAGCAAGAACCACGTATTGTTGTTCACTATGCGATCAAATTGGGTCTACCAGGCACAGAGAGTCTTCAGGAAGAATTTGATAAGGATGATGCGGATTTTCATCAGATAGTCGCTGACATGGCTAATATCTCCAGGAAACAGGCAAAAACAATCAACCTAGGTCTGTTCTATGGTATGGGTAAGATCAAGCTACAGAGAGAGTTGGGCCTGGACCAGCGTCAAGCCAAAGAACTATTTAACGAGTATCATGGAAGAGTGCCTTTTGTCAGACAGCTATCACAAGAGTTAATAGCCTTTGCAAAAGAGAATAAATTATTATTTACATTACATGACAGATTCTGCAGGTTTGATAGGTGGGAGACAACAAATAAAGAGTGGAATCCTGAAACAAACAGATTTAACGAGGTGCCATTGTATACAAGAGAGCAGGCAGAAGAAGCGTTTAAGGCGGAGATGTTGGATAAGTATAAAGAAAACAAGATAGATGCAAACTACATGGATTATTTCGAGAGATACTACACACCTGCATTTACCTACAAAGCTTTGAATAGATTGATACAAGGATCAGCTGCAGATATGACAAAGAAGGCCATGGTAGATTTACATGAAAAAGGTATAGTGCCACATATACAAATACACGATGAGCTTTGTTTTTCGATCACGGACCACGAACCAGAGCTTATTAAAAATATAATGGAACAAACAATACCTCTTGAGGTTAAGAATAAAGTTGACTTTGAATCTGGACCAAACTGGGGTACAATTAAATGAGGATAAAATATGGCATATCTAAACGCAAACATACCACCAGTTTATGCACAGATAAGAAGAGAGTATCTTTATGATTTACAAAAACATCATGGAGAAGTTGAAGACTGTATTATCTTTGGTATATCAGCTCTTACTGGAAGGAGTATACTTTGGCATGCTATTATGGAAAATGGTGCAATATTTTATCGCCTACCAATTAGCGCGTTTATTCAAAAGGGATTTGAGCCATCCAGAGTGCCCACAAGACGACTTGATGAATTACAGCTCTGGAATTGTTTTTCTTATTATCCTGCTGTCACTTCTTGGGATATTTTAGAATCTCAAGCTGGTAAATATATTGGTAAAGATAAAAAATGGCACTCAGGAAAATATTTATTTACTATTGACTTTGCACATCCAGAAGCTAACATACTTGACACTGATCATTCAGAGATACCGCACGAGCATAAGTGCGCTCACATAATTGCATTAGACGACGGCAATTTTGCAGCACAGCCAAACAATCGATGTATATGGGACATACCTTCTTTCACAGTGAAAGATAATACACCTGATTGGAAAGTGCAGACATCTGAATGGAACGTAGAAGATAGTAGAGCGTGGCGGACAGAAGATACCGACAAGTTTTTCTATGAAATAGAGGAGAAAAAAAATGATTAGTAAAATTAAAAACAAAGCTTTTCATTACTGGCACAATCACAAAGTTGAATCTATTGTGTTTATAGTTTTGATTGTAGCTTTAATAGTTAAATAGAATTATGGGAGATAGCCAGCATGGATTACAGATTTACAGCATTGCTGATAATTTTGTTGTGTTTACTGGCTATTTTCGTACGTCCGATACAGCACAGTTCATTGAAAGTTGATCCAAAAGAATATATAATCCCTCTACCAAAACCAAAAATAAATGAGTAAAAAACCTTTAAATATATCAGAATCAGCTGCCGTGCAGATGCCGATGAAAACGGTAGCCTCGTTAATTCTGCTCGTCGCAGCCGGCGTGTTCGCATACACCGAGCTGACGGCAAGGTTGGTATCGCTGGAGACATCACGTGAGCTGTTTGAAAATGATTTGTTAAAGAAGTCCGAACAGGTCCCTGTCGATCAGGAGCAACATTTTTTATTGGAAGATCTTTATAAAAGTGTAGAGAAAATGGAAAAGACTCAAGAGATGAATATGACAAACAAAGTTAATATAGAATTTTTGAGTGAACAATTAGATAAGGCATTAAAAGATATAGAAGAATTAAAAGATAAGGTAAGAGAAAATGGCAACGGGAAGAATTACTAAAAAAGTTTTAGACTACATAGCTCACATAAACAAAGAGGCTAAACAAATGAGTTATGTAAAAGATTTAAAAAAAGAAGTAGAAACTGGCAAACATGGTACACAAAAATATGTTATCAAACAAGGTGAAAACAAAGGTAAGGTAGTATGACAGAGTTAGTGGTAGCCCTACTTATGATTGTACAAGGAGAGATCAAGGAGGCACGTATCCAGCCTTCGATGGGAAAATGTTTGGAAGGGGCACGTGTTGCTAAACGTGGTACAAAAAAAGATGGACATGTCAAGTATCAATGCATCCGGTCGATGGCAGAGCTTGAGTCAAATATAG